CTTTGTGCGGGGAGGCATCATTGTCATGACGTCCTCCGATCAGCCTTCCGAAACCAGCACCTTGCTGCGCAGTGCCTCAGGAGAAGCCTGGCTCAGCATCTGCCATGCGGCGGCGGGATTGCGCTCGCTCAGGGCAGAGAAGGTTGCCCAGAAGTCGTCGCCACCATTACCGGCCTGCACGTCAGGGGCGGGCATGTCTAACTGAGGACGCTGATAAGTCGCGGGAGCGGGGGCGAACCGACGCTCATTGGCTTCCACTTCGGCAGCCAGGCGATCTTGGGGCAGCTCAGTGGGATACGGACCCTCGGGACCAAAGAACTCGTTGACGTAATCCGCGAGCATGTCGGGATTGGTCATCAGAGTGTGATAAGCAGCGTTGTCTTCCGCGGCTGCTTCAATCACGGTGTGCGAGTTCTTCAGCTGCTCTTGCACGGTTTGCAGACCCTGCAGAGCCTCGGCCGTCTGACGAGCCTGGGCCAGCAGTGCGTCTTCCACAACGCAGGCGTAACGGTTCAGCAGTGCAGGGGCCTCAGCACCGAAGTGCTGCAGAACCTCAAGACTTTCGCTGCTGACGTTTTGCAGATACTCGTCGCTCGCGGGTGCGCTCTGCTCGCTGCTGTAGCTCGGTGCCTGTACCTGTGTCGCCTGGGAATAGGCCTGCGTTTGTGGGAACGCTGAGGTCAGCGGCGCCGAGACGGACGGAGCCGCCTGGTAGCTGATTGGTGCCTGCTGATAGGCCACCGGGGTAGGGGCCACCTGTTGGGTCGCTACCGAGGAGTACGCCTGGGGCTGGGATTGCGGCGTCGCGCTCAAGCTGGCGAGGAGCCCCTGATACGCCGCCTGCCAGGGATTGGCCTGGGGTGCCGATACCGGTGCTTCCGGGGTATAAGCCGGAGCCTGGGGCGTCGGGTACGAAACGGGTGCCGTCTGAATCGTCGACGGGGAGGCCACGCTCGGAGCGGCCACGCTGGATGGGATCGAGGGCTGCGGGGTCGCCACTGCCGTCGCCATCGTTGTATTGTCCTGCATAGGTAAGTTCTCGCTTGAGGAATTCCAAGGCTCGATAGACGTATGGCGTCAGATCGAGCTTGGGGTCCGCCAGCAGGGGTAAATCCGGTGCCTGCGGATGCGGGATCTGTCGCATGTTTTGAATCAGCGACAGGAAAGTGCCAATACTTTGCTGAGTGGCCTGCGCCATCCGGAATGGGTAGCCACTAAGCATTGCACTGCGCTCTTCATCGGTTTTATCCGGGAAGAGGTACCGCAGGGCTTCGATGCTGTTAACACCGAGCTCCTGCAGGTTGCGTACAACAATGCTTGAGTTCAGTATATCTTCTGTGCTGTCCTCGAAGACGGGGCCTTTCCAGCGCCATTCAATCTTTCGGTCGCCGTCGGGAATGAGCCCAACAACGCCATCAGGGAGCTGCCTTGCCTGCACCGCCTCGGCAATCTGGGCCTCAAGCGCTGCTTCGTATTCCTGGTACAAGCCCTGATACGCAGCAAGCGCTTCCTGGAACTCTTCGTTGTTCTGGAACTCTTCGCGTATGGGGATCGGCGGGGACTCCAACCCAATAGCGGCGGAGAATGAATCGCGGAAGATCCTCTCTTCGTGGAAGATCACCAGCGCCAACAACTTGCACAGACCGTATGTCAGCAAACCACGACATTTACGTGCTGCCGTTGTCGCCGCGCGGCCGTAGAGCGATTTGATCTCATAGGCCGTTGCACCTGAGCTAATCCCAAGCTCATCAACGCCACCCAGCGCACTACGCAGCTCTTCGCGGTACTGCCGCGCGTAGAGGTTCTGATCCCCAGAGACCGCGTCCGGGGTGATATACGCCACGCGATCGGTCGCCTCGATATTCGCAATGATCCGCGGCACCTTGACCCCGCCGCCGCCGCCTGAACCCAACGGACTGCTCACACGCGTCGATGGCCGATTCGCCGCGTAGAAACCAGCCTGCGAACTGATAGTCGGGCGCATCTCTTCGCCATCACCCGACTCAACCAAGTCCTGCTTGGGCCTACTGGAGACCAGCGTCGGGTTCCCGTAGAAGGTGATATTGGATCGGATGTTGCGAATCAGGTCGTCGTGCGTGACGATGTGATCTGACAGCCAGTCGAACTCGCCACTCGCATCCATCCCGGTCGAGCGCATGTTGTTGAAGGCTTCGACAGCAGGGATGAAGCCCAGACTGTTACGCAGTGTCCGCGTGCTATTGGGCGCATAGTTCAGCGATGCGACACCCGCATCGAAGCTTGGTTTCTCCGTCGTGATTGATTCCTTGATCGTCTCGCGCCTGACCTGTAGCTTGACGTACCGCAGAGAGCCGCCTTCACCAGCGATGCCCGGTACGCCCGAGAGTCCATCGCGCACGGTGAAGCTATAGATCAGCTCGACCTCCTCAAGTTCACCAGCGGCGTCGTAGTAGGCCTTGTAGTTCTCCTTGCTGAACCACATCAGGCGGTAACTGTCCTTGACGGGACGGAAGTACCAAAGCCCTTTGCCGTCAATCAGGAAGTCATCAATGATCCCCTCGAGTCGCGCGTCAATCTCGTTGTCCTGGATCAACGACGCCAGGAAGCTTTTCCGGAAGCCGAAGGTGTCCTGCGCGGGGAAGAACTCCAGACCCTGCCGCAGCATGAACAACCGCATCTGAGAGAGATGCGAGTTGACCACCATCGTGTCAACGCCAGCAGAACCCTCCCGCTTCCTTGCGGACTCGAGGATGCGGCGAAAACGCTCTGATTTGGGCTGGCTCATGGATCTATGTTAGTTCCATTCGATATGGGCAGCACCCCGTCGCATCAGCCCTTGAACCACGATATTCAGGCTGTCAGCACAGTCGTCATGGGGGCTATGACCGAAGTTTGTGATCTCGTCAATCATGTAACTGAAGTCCCGGTACTTGTTGAAAATGATCTTCTTGCCCTGGAAGAGGCCAAGGATCCCCCGCAGCCGAGCCAGCTTGTCACCTCGAAATCCCTTAACCGGCGAGACGTTCAAGTTGTACAACTGCCATTCGTTGAATAGGACGCGCTTTAGATCCCCCTCAAAACTCTTCTGGTACGCCACGACCTCGGGCCAGATCGTCACCGCTGAACTCGTCGGGAAATACTGCCCTTGATCATTCGTTGCCAGCAGGTTCCATTCCAGTAAGAGCTCGCACAACGCCTCGATCTTCTCGATGTTTCCCATCGAGCGCATCCGCCGGTAGTCAATGATGTAGCACTTGTCCTCCAGCCGACCAGCCAGGGTGAAGACAGTCCAGTCGTTCCTCTCGTTCATGCCAGCAGAGAGGTCGATCCCTACGCCGATCGTGTCATAGGTGTCCGGGACCTCGCCTCTGACAAAGAGCTCGGGGCTGATCCCCAGCTCCGTCGATCGCACCGGCTGGTTCAGGTACTGATACGAAAAGGCGATGCGGTCATCATTCTGCAGTTTCAGCAGGTACTTCGTAGACCACATGTCGGGCCAATACGACTTAGGCCTGCCGTCTTCGTCGTAGCGCAGAGCCGACTGGGTGATGACCTTCCACCCTTTCTTTTCCGTAAAGATCGTTGCAAACAGATCGTCAAAATGGAATCGCGTACCCAGGGCAATGGCGCGCGCACCCTGGAACATCGTCGGCACAATCACGTTCGTCCAGTTCGCCTCCATCTCCCGCCGGATGTCGGGATTGGCAATCGAAGCAGCACTCTTGATGGCGTCATCCACCACGATCAGGCTGGATCGCTTGGAGGTGATCGTGCCCTTCAAGCCAGCGCAGGCCACCGTGAATGCGTCCTCGCCTCTGACATCGACGCCGGCGTACTCCCAATCGATGCTCCACAGCTCGTCTGAAGTGCGGACCTTGGAGAGCCTCACGCAAGGGAAGACTTCCTGGTATTCCTTGGAGAGCACCAGATTCTTGATCGCTGCACTTTTGTTTCTCGCAACGTCCACGTTGTAGGAGACGTAGAGAATCCTCAAGAGCTTTTTCTCGAGGGTGTGCCGGCCGATCAGCCAGCCAAGCAGTAGTCCGAGGACCGTGCTCTTGGCCGAACCCCGCGGGCTGAGCAGGCAGGTATTAGGACCGGCAATATCGAGCAGGTGCTCATTGCTCTGGCCCGTGAGGAAGGCGCGATGCCATTCCTTCATGTGCCGCGCAGGGGGCTTGCCCATCAGCTCACAGAAGTAGCCGAAGTTCTCGCGCGCCTTCAGAACGTAGGCAGGAACAACCTCCTCAACCGTAACCTCCGGTTCTGCCTTGATACTCTGAGCAGCCTTAAGCGCGCTTCGTCTGCGCGCCATGGCAATCGATACGCCTGCCATGGACTCAGCCTACACGTTTTTCACTATTTCATGCGCGGGAGGACTGACGCCGCCGGAATTTTTCCCTACTTCTCGCTATCCAGTTGAGCCCACACCGACTCAAAGGCTAGGTCCAGAGCTGCGGTTACTTCATCGTTGCCCTTGAAGATCTGCCGGAGCGAGCGCATGACAGCGTCCGCCCCCGCCAGGATCAGGCCCCTCCGGTCAGTGGCTTTGGTCATGCGGTCGATCTCCGAAATATGGCCGCGCAGCTCCTTCGATAGATGCGCAATCTTGGTGGCCGCCGCATCGGGTTTTACCAGGTCGGCTGCTACCTGCTGCCTCAGGAAGTCAACATCGGCCTCCAGCTTGCAGACCTCGCCCAGCAAGAGCTCCCGTCTGTTCAGCTTCCGGTAGTGCTTATTGATCCAGCGCTCTAATGCCGTGAAGCCATCGTCATAGCCGAGGACCGTCGCGTACAGCCAGATTTCGTAAATGGAGTAGGTGTTCTCCGCGTAATTCAGAAAGCCTTCCCGGCGATCGTCGTCTAGCGCCGCCAGGAACCTGGCAACCGGCCCTTCACTACTTACAGGCATCAGGCATAGAAGCGTGCACCCTGAGAACGTATCGCGCCTCGAGCATCGGCACGCAGTTTCCGCTCTTCGGTCGTCTTCTGCTGCAATGTCTGGCGCTCCTCCCGACCGGTCAGCCCAATTTGGCGCTCTTGACTGTCGTAGCCGTACTTAACTCCTTCCAGCTGCCGGTCAGATCCGTACTTGGTTCCTTCCAGTTGCTTGTCAGATCCGTACTTGAGTCCTTCCAGTGCACGACCCGTCTGTAAGTCCGTCAGGTCTCGCGCGATTGCTCCCTCCTGTGCCATCAGCTTCCCTGCGTTTGCCGTGCGCAGAGTTTCTATTCCTGACTGATATTTGCCGAGTGAACCCAGGAATGCGTCGTTGTACGCGATCCCGAGACCGGTATTCGCTTGCGTCTTTGCGATGTCAAAGATTGTGCCCGCTCCCAGGCCCGCAACTGTTTCATTCTTGCCATATTTGCCTAGAAAGTCGCCAACGATCCCTAGGCTGCTACCGACAAAGTTCCCCCCTACGGTCGCTGGGGTGTACGACTGGTTTTGCTGGCTTGAGGAGGGAGTGACTTGTTGCGTGCTCGCGTAACTCCCCGCCCGATTCTTTGCCTCCCGACGAACACTCTTCATGTCTCCACGAGTCTTCACTGCCGATGGCTTCATCCCGAGTGAGCGCGCCGCGGCTTTCAGATCTTGGTTGCTACGAACCTTGCTTGCGTACGATGCCATGATTCAGATCCTCAACCGAACAGTGCTGCGGCAGTCGCACCCAAGCCGGTCAGCAGCGATGCGACATTCATGAAATTCGGCTGCCTCGCTTCCTTCTGTGCCGCCAAGTTCTTATCCTGCGCTGCCGCGTAGAACGAGAGTACCTTATCCATCGCGTTCGCATCGTAGTCAGCGAGCTTTATTTCTTGGCCGAAAGCATCACCAAGAATGCCCCTTTGATGCCCCGTCTTTGCGTTAAGGAAATTCAGGTCAATATCCGCTTCAGCTTTGCCCTTACGGATCTCCGTGTCCGCCAGCCTGTCATTGCCGGCTAGGAGGCTGGGGGCTCCCATCAACTCCAGGTTGGCCCTGTTACTCGCCGTCTGCGATTCTTGGTTCAGTTTCTGAATACTGCGCAAAGAATCCAGGAGCGCCTGTTTGCGCTTGGGATCGTTCGGATCCTGCTGCAGTGCTTTTAGGTTGTTTTTAAGCGTTTGCGTTTCTATCTGCTTGCGTACAGCCTCATTACTGCCAGGGATCGGCTCACCCGTCAGCATCGAGGTCAGAGAGTCCGTGAAGTTCTCCCCAATCTTGCTCAGCAACCCCTGCCCTGCCATGGATCGACGCGCCTAGTAGTCTTTGCTCGATTCTAGGCGGATCGCTTAGCTCAGGCTCTTGAGAAGTTCCGCGGCAAGAGTATTACTGCGAATGCTGTTGCTTGCTCGCCGCTGCCTCTCGTTCTGCGAAAAACCCCCAAGCTTGTCCAGCAGTGCTAATGGGTCGCCAACCGCGACGCCAGCGTCCCCCGATCCGGGAAGCGCCGAACCAAGCAGAGATCCAGCCATTCTCAGGGCGCCAAGTTTTTTGCCATCTTTCCGGAGCAGCTCATTCTCAAGCGCAATCGCATCAAGATTTCGCTGGAGTCGCTCTGTGGCCCCAACCTCTCGCAGCGCGCTTGCGGCAAGCTGGGCCTGGAGCGCAGCATTCTCGCCCGGAATGGCACCAAGAAGATTCGTCGCCTGATTGCTCAGCACATTCTCGAAGCCAGGCACTGCCTGTGCTGGCCTGAAGCTCGCCAGGTAAGAAGAAGCGACTCCACCGTTAAATGACACGTCAGGCCCTCCCCAGAATCGCGTTTGTCATCGCCAACGCCTGCTGAGCACCAGCCTGCTGTTGAGCGAGCAGACTTTCCGCCATTGCGCGCCTCAGCATCTGCTCGTTACCGATTTCTGCCAGAGAGGCTTGATTCCGGATTGCTGATTGAGCTGCCTGCTCCTGGATCGGCATCAAAAGCTGCAGGCGCTCCGCCTCAGCCTCGGCCATGGCTCGAGCTTGCTTTTGCTGTGCACGCAGCGCTCGATCCTCCGGCGAACCCTCAACCACGTTTGCTGCAAGGTCACCAAGGCTCCGGCCGGCTCCGGAACCCAATAGCCCACCGAGAGTTGCGCCAACCAACGCGGTAACTGGACCGCCGACACTGCCCGCAGCGGCGCCCCCAAAGACCCGACCGGCGAGCCCTCCTAGCGCTTGACCCCCCAGGCTGCCGACAAGACTACCTCCGGCCTGCATCGCATTCCGCCCCGCCGACTCATTCGGATCATTAAGCTCATTCGCCGCGGCTAGAAGCGCAAGAATGGTTCCGGCACCGCCTACCCGGCCAGTTCGCAGTCCAGAGATCTGCCCTCCCTCCGTTCGACGAAAAGGATCTATCGCTCCAAGCAGTGCGTCCACGGCCATGCGACCCTTACCCATTACCTGCTCGCCCCAGCCTGGATCATTCCCTACGACGTCTGCCTGCGGAAGCGGCACGTCCCGAGCGCCGCGTGCCCGATACGCAGGGGGATTGATGTATTGCTGACTGCTGTACGTCATCCCGCTGCAATGCTTTATGCAATGCAGCCATTCTAGAGATAACTCTTAAACGACTTACACCACCTTGATCTTCGTTGGGAACGCTGCGCCAATACCCGCCGAAGCCACCGCTCCATCAATCGAACCTAAAGCGCTCCACGCCGCAGTACGCTGCTGTGCTGCGGCGTGCGCCTTCATTTTTCTGATCAAGCAAACCACTTCTTGCCTGCGGCCGCTCCAACTCCTCCGCCAAAGCCGCCCGCAAAGCCGCCCAGTACGTCCCCAACGATTCCTCCGATGATCTGCTGTGGACTATTCATTGCGTCAATTTTCATTTGTTCCGCCTTCAGCTGCTGATCCGCTGTGTACATCTGAGCTCGCATTTGCGCTTGGGACCTGAGCGAATCACTCGCAATGGTGCCCTGTATGCCGTATTTGTCCTTTGCAATTCCGCCCAGCGCATCACTGGCATCGTCTGAGGGCTTGAAGCCAGATGTGAGCCCTTCGAGTCCGGCGTACGATCCGTATGCCATGTTATTTATGCGGCGGGGAGAGGATTCTGCTCGTCTTCGCTCTCAACGGGCGCTTTACCCTTGAGTGCTCGTCTGATCGATTCTAAGGTCTGCCCACCAAGCGCAGCACCGCTCATGCCCAAGCTGCTGTAGAGGATGGTCTGGAGTGCAACCTCTCGCTCGTTCTTCATCTGGGCATTTTCGTAGTCGTTATAGGCCTGCGCAACGTCTTCGTCGCTCACATTGGATTTCGGGTTGTTGACCTCGCGCTTCAAGTCAACCCATGTCTCACGAAGAGAAGCGGCCTCTTGCAGCTTATTGTCGCCTCCTTCCATTCCCGCTAGCCGCTTTCCTGCCTTGCGTGCGCCATACCGTCCGCCAAGCACTGCAGCAACAGCAGGCAAGACACCAGTCGCAACGGGAATACTCTTGCCCAGGAATGTCACCTCTGGACCATGAATCCCCTCAAGTGTTCCCTTGAGAGGGAGCGAGCTGCTAAACAGATATGCCTTGTATGCTTCGTACTCCCCGCGAGAGACGTCGGGCCGCTCTTTCACGAACTCGTCATAAGGAAGTAACGAACCAGATCGGCCCAGGAAGTATCGCGATCCGGCCTCAGCCAACGGGTCAGCCGTCTGAGTCGGGTCCGCCTCGCTTGGCACTGCAGCTTTATACCCCGGCAAGCGGAAGGCATTGCCGATCCCCATCGAGATACCAATCACGGCCGGCAGTGTTGTCGCCATCCGTACCGTCCGATTCTTGATCAGTGGAGCGCTGCGCCCCAGGGCCTGGTATTCCTGAGCCGCTTCTTGCGTTCCCTGCAGCATTGCCAGCTGCGTCAGCGCCTGGGGCGCATTCAGGAACCACCAGATGTTTCGCAGTCCATCAGAAGCGAGGTCGGCTGCAGCGACGCCTGCTGCCTGCGCTGCTGCAGCCCGGAAATTATCACCCGTTGCTCGCGACCCACTAACCGTTGGAATCTCGCCAACCCGCGTCGTATTGCGGGCCACCTCTTCATCTACGAGACGTGCTTCGTCGAGATCCGCCAGCTCACGCTCGCTGTAGCCTCCCAGAGGCAGCTTGTTGATCGCCTCCCGCGCCTTTACCGCATCTTTCGGCAGCGCAGCTGTAATCTTTTCTCCCAGTTTCGTACTACCGAGATTCTCCGGTAACCTCTGCCGCGCGTAATTCAGCAGGGGAGAACCTCCCAACATGTACTCGACGGGGGTGCCTTCATACTCCTCGCCCTTCAAGCGACGCATCTTCGCCGCCGCCGTACCTGGCATCGCGACGGCCGCACGTTCAAACGCGTATAGCAGTTCTTCTGGGGTGAAGTCCGCCATTACCCAAGACCGCTGTAGTTGCGCAAGTCAAACGGATCGCGCAGTGTCGCAAAAGAATCACGCGGTCCCATCACGGATCCACCTAGCGCCCCCGCAGCCAGGAGTGCCATTGCCATCTCTTCATTCGTCATTGCAGGCTGCGAGCTTTCCGTTTGCTCAGGCGACGCACCGCCAGCCCGGCTTGCGTACACAGACTGCGAGTAAGGCCGTGGCGCCAGCATCTGGATAGGCATGTTGGCCAGATCACCAAACTGCTGCAACTGGACCAGCTTGTTGTTGTATTCGCCTAACCCCATTCCAGCCTGCCGCTTACCGAGCAGGTGCCGCCGACCGACGTGACGCGCACCGCCACTCAAGAGAGACGAGAGACCGAGACCCATGATCCCGTCCTCGAGCATCATCCCCGCTCTCTCGCCAATCGTCGCGTCAGGAGGAGCCCATGCTGTTCCAGACGCCAACAGCGAGAAGGCGTCAGGGCCGTAGCGCATCGCCGCATCTAGCGGGCCGACGGGCTTCATGGCCTTCAGCACATCCTTGAACAGTCCGGCAAATCTCATCGCCATCACACGA